TGAGCAGTTTGAGCTTCTAACTTCGACTCTATCTGCCCCAACTCATACCGCACTTCTTACCTGGTTCAAGCGGTTACGCCCGGAGGACCGATCTGCCCTGTTGTCTCAGCCTGGACGATGGGAGAAGACTGTGAACGCTGCCCTTCAGCGTATACCTGGTGCCAAGGCCGAGCCCAGATATCCCGCTGCCTATCCACTCCCTCTCCCCCCGCCAGCACCACCACTGTCACAAGTCATTTCTGTACCCCCTGAGACCAACCTCCCACCCCTTGTTGTTCAGGGTGGTGAGATTGATGTTGGTGCCCGTGTGCCTGGTCTTCCTGACCTGACCAGTTTTCTCGTTGAAAACCATGTGGGGAGTCCACCTTCTTTTACTATTCAGCGATTCCCAATTCTCTCAACGCAGCAGGGTCCACGGAGCATACAGATTGATCCCACCGTGTGGCGCACACTTGGTCAATTCTTCTTCGACCTTCTTGAGAATGTCATTACCACTCAAGTCGGTCGCAGTGAGCATTTCAACATGGGGGGCGTGGAGACGGAGTTTGCAGTTCATGACGTGCACACACGTACTATGGGCTTACTCTTTGGCCGGTGGAGTCGCGCACCGGACAAGCTTATTGCCACTCCCATCGACGCTGCAGGGTACGTCGCATATCATTTCGCAGATGTGTGCACTGAGCTCGTCCGGTATCTCCTTGAGCACAATGCCTACGCCTGGTGGAACGCAGATGCCACATCTGCACCAGCGCAAGTGCGGGCCCTGTGCGCAACCTGGCCACATCTCGCTGCCATGCGTGCCAACTTATCCAACCGTTACACCTGGGGGCGTGTTGAAAAGATCATATCAGAGAGCGAAGCACTGATTATCAATGTGCGTCAGCTCTCATTCCATCGGCTGCGTATGTCAGCCGGAGTCGAAGTGATTTTAAACGTCTCCGGGCCCACATCTGCCAAGGCCTTGAAGGGTGGTGTGGGCCTGTGAGGTTGAGGCCACAAGGTTGCACTGTTGACAAGCTCTTTCGGTTCAATGACCGCTTTGACATTGTCCGTGTCTCTCCCCAAGATGCGGATTATGTCAAGTCAGACGGCTGGATTGAGATGAGCCTACCACCACCTCCGCCCAAAGTCCACTCGTTCTATCAGACCATGTTTGGGCCTTGTGTCTCCGCGCGCACCGTTGTGTGGCGACGTGATGACCACAGTGTGGCGCTTGGCCTTACACGACTCACCTCTGTTCGGGAGCCATTTTATTTCGGGTTGTGTGAGCGTCTTTTCCAGTTGCAGGCAATTTTCATCCAAACACATCGCCCGCTTCTCGCAATGTACGCTGACCGTGCAATTCGTATTGCATGGCCACACTATGGTGGCGCCTTGGCAGAAGAACGGCAGCACTTTGACGATCCACATCCAAAACGTGCCCTCCGTCGTGAGGCATTTTTCCGCATGTGCCGTTCTGGTGAGGGGATTTACGGCAACCGCCTTAGGTTGGGGAGGGTTGAACTCTCCCTTAAGGTGGAGGTTGCTAAGTGGGGGAAGGTTCCACGGTGTGTCGCCGACCTCGGTGTCGACGCATCAATGATTGGTGCTTGGCTTGCCAACGCCATGAAGATCACCATGCATGATTTCCCCTATGACACACCACAGTTGTTTATGTGGTATTGTCCAACTGCATCGTATCAGAATTTACTCAGAGCCTTTGGCATTTTGCAGTACCCGCGTTCCACTTGGACCGTTGTACTCTTTTCTGATGATGCATGTCTGGCGTACTATGATGGAAGTACTGTGGTGTATTACGACCTTGACATTAGCT